AAGGAAGGCAAAGAAGCCTATCGCAAGAAGGGTGAGAAATATGACGCCAAGCATGGGCGGATGCTACACCGCCCATGAAGCAAACGCAATTAAGCAACTTGAGAAAACTGTGAATCGTTTTGAGACAAATCAATGCCTAGCATCAAGGCCAACTTGGCAATACCGCGTGGCGTGATCTTTGCTTGCGACGACGTCCACTGAGTTCCATCGTCTTTTTCGCCAGTGGTGGTCTTGTGCTCCATGTACCCCTGGCGCAAGATTGTTGCGTGCGCCATCCACCGCTGCCCAGTTGCCATGCGGTAAGTCCAGCTCTTGCTGTGCAGGAATTGGAGAAACTCCTTTTCTTTGATCTGGAGAACCTTGGCTGCTTCGCGCAAGCTGAACGACCCGTCGCTGATGGCAATGCGATTGAGAGCTTCGACCTTTGGAGCCTGTGCATCAACAATAGCTTTCTGCTCAACCACCTTGTTTTCCAGGGTGATGACTTTTTCTGTGTACTCCAACAAAGCCATGCGAAGAGCAGATGGATCAGAAAGAATAGCCATATTGTCTTGAGCCACTGGTTTTGCCAAAGCTTTGCGCTCGCAAGCCAAAAAGTAGTCTCGCACCTCAAAAGCCTTATCGCCGCCGGACATCATGGCGATTTGCTTGGCTGCGTCGGTTGTCAGATGGTATTCAATGCGCAACTGAGGCCTGGATTTAGAGCTCCCCCCAAAAGGGGTGCTCAAACTTTCAGCAGTTACATAGTGAATCCCGAGTTCAAGCCTAGCTCTGTCGATCTGAACCTTGATCCAATCTGAGAAGTCTTTTTGCAGCCCAAGGAATGCGTGAAGTTCACGGGCGTTGCATGTTTGGACAGCGTCATCGCCAAAGTCCATAACTTTAATATTGATGAGGTTCATTCTGCATCCCCTGTGATGATGGCAGAAACCAGTGCAGCTAGTTCGGCTACAAGGTAGAAAGACGGGTTCGACCGCGATTCCGCGATCAGGTCTTCCAAGTGGATAAGGTAAATTTCTTGCGTCATGATGCGCTCCAGTTATCGTCTAAAACAACTGCCACTCAATTCCAAATGAGGGTGGCAGTCCAGAACAAGTTGGAATACAGGGACGACGCGGAGCGCTTGACCTGCGAGCTTTGGGCTCCTCGTTCTGGACCGCCGTAAACGATCAGAAATATAAAAGCCGCAAGACTGTACAGTGTGCGGCGTTTGCCGCGTCATCACCAGGCTTCCAAACCCGTATCGAATTTCACTTCGATGTGTGGACTGTACCACGCTTTATGCTTGCGGTCACAATTTATTTTAGGGAAATTGTGGTTGTGGATTGTATGCTTTTTTAGTTTGCTAAAGAGCAACAATTATTGCATAAAATAAACATCAAAGCAAACCAACCAAAACAAGGCAATGGATATGGATTGGGGAAATTCCTGGGGAAAAATAGGCGTATTCAAGCGTACAGCAAACAACACCACGCCAATGAAAGTTTGCTAAACGGTTGACACAAAAGGCAACAAAAATTAGTTCGAGTCCAATCGCGCTTACCATCTTTCTCCTATGAGAAATGATGGTTTTAAAATCTCAGGGAAACTTTGGGGAAGTTTTGTAAGATCAGGCAACCCGGCACAGGTTGTCGGGTGTTTGCCTTCATATTTACGATTGTTTTGCTAGATGGTTTGCAGCAGCGCCGCTTCCATCTTGGCTTTCTCGCGCCCGCGGTCGGCGCCGTCAATCCACTTCGAGTAGATTGTGAACAACATCTTTGCGTTGGCATGCCCCATCTGGCGGCTGACATAGGCCGGGTTGACGCCGTTGGACAGCGCGTTGGTGGCGTAGGTATGCCGACAGTGGTACGCGCGCCTGTAGCGGGTTTTGGTGGCTTTGAGGGCGGGTTTCCAGTAGTGGTCTCTTTGGCTGCGCTCATCGTGCCACGGTTTCCCGGTGACCGGGTTCTGAAAGATGTATTCAGAATTGCCGGTATATCGGCTCATGTACTTCACTGCATCCAGCGCCCGGCTGACCAGGTCGACGTCGCGCGTTTGATACGTTTTGAGTGTGGTGTATTCGCCAGCTGAGCGCGCACGCTGAACCCGGATTGAACCGTCGCGCTCATCAAGGTCTGCCCACTTCAGGGCTATGATCTCTTCTGGCCGCATGCCGGTCATGAAGGCGAACTCAAAGTATGCCCATACCCGGTCGTCGATGTTGTGCTCCATCCATTTAAGCACAGCATCCATCTCCTGGCGCGTCAACGGGTCTGGCGGGGATTTTTGAAACTTGCTGTTCTCAACACCTTCCATCGGGTTGTCGATCTTGAGGTCGCGCCTGGCCAGCTTGAATACGCCCCTGAGTGTGATCAGGTAGTTGTTGAGCAGCTTGGAGGATGCCCATGGCGTGCTGCCAACCTTGGATGCTATTTGGGTGTGAGTGATTTTTGAGATGGGCGTGTCGTTGCCAAACATCTCTTTCCAAATCTTGAGTGCGTTGCCGTACTGTGTGATTGACTTTGTCGCAAGACGGCCTTTGGTTTTAAGCCACTCGTCGCAGCACTCACCAAAGGTTTTGATGGTGCCTTCTTGTGTCTTTGCCCGTGGGCTGTCCGGGAAAAAATCAGCGTAAACAAAGTCGCCTCCTTTGATGGCCTGGCGGATTTGCGCCACCAGCTTGCCAGCCTTTTTTGCGTTGGCCGGAGTGGGTGGCCAGTCGAGTGTTTCGCGCACCCATTCGCTGTCCCAAGAAAATCCAATACGGATGGACTTGTCGCGCAGTTCTACCCCTTTCCCATGATCCATTTTTCTACCCCTTCGAGGTCAATGTAAATTCGGCCGTCAGGGCCTTTGCGGTACTGGCGGTTGAGCACCCATACGCATTTATGGATTTTGCTCTGGATGGCGCGGCGACTCAAGCCAATGGACTTGGACGCCATCTCGATGGTAACGAAGCGAGTCATCGTTAAACTCCGGTCGACCCAAACCCACCAGCACCTCGCTCGGTAGCATCAAGCTCAACAACCTCAACAAACTCCGCCCGGTGGACTGGGTTGAGTTCGGCCTGGGCAATACGATCCCCACGGTTGACACAAAAGTCAGTTGTGCCATCATTTGTCAGGCGGACCATGACTTCCCCGCGGTAGTCGCTGTCTATTTTCCCAACGCAGTTAGCAAGGCGGACGCCATTCTTGAAGCCGTGGCCACTGCGGCTGTACACGTCTACGCGCCAACCAGGATCAATGGCAAAGGCCAGGCCTGTGCCGATAGTGGCTGAGCAGTTCGGGCGGATTCTGATGGTGTCTGGATCAATTGAGAACAGATCAAAGCACGCTGAGCCTGGGGTGGCGTAAGTTGGCGTGATCGCATCAAGGCATAGTTTTTGGATTTTGAGTTTCAATCGTTTTCCTTTTCTGGTTCATCATCATCGTCATCGTCCATAAATACGATGTCGTCCATTTCGACGTAGTCCACCCGACTCTCAACCTCCATGCGCATGAAGTCGCGCTTGACGGATTCGAGTGCGCCGATGACGGCATAGCGGTTTGATTCACCGCCCTCCATATCAACAAATACACCCTCCAGAAAACCGGCTTGATCTTGCAGCTCGGCAATGATGATCAGGCTCTTGACGCGGCCTTCGAGCAGGTTGACGACCAGGGTCTTGACTTCGTCTGGCAATGCGTCTGCCTGCATGTTGCTAATATCAAATTTTTTCATAAGTACCGCCTTTTGTTAAGTTTGTGGCCAGTCTGGCGTCGATAGCCCTCCAAGATGGCGTCTTGCACTTGCTTTGGGCTGATGTTGTCCAGGATCGTGTCGTAGATGTCCATGAACTCTTGCATCGGCTCAATGGCCCGACCGTCCCACAGCAGCGCTTTCCCAGCCAACACACGTTCCTTTGCCCGCATCAGTGCCAGGCCAGCTGGCAGCAAGCGCTCACACAAGATGGTGTCGATGTTCTCTGCCAGTACTTGCCAGGCGTTGTAGCTGATTACCAAGTTATCAAAGTCATCTTTAGTTCCGGTGCCGGTGCGAATTGCCTCAAAGGCCTCGCGCACGTGCAGCTTCAATACCACCGTCTCACTGGGCTCAAGCGTGGTGCTGAACAGTATCGGGTTAAGTGCAGCGGCCGGGTTGACTTGGCGGCGCACCTTTTCTGGTTTGCGCCTGGCGGCAGACCGACGTTGGGCTCGGTTAAATATCATCGGCGTCCTTTGCTATTTTTGGCAGTGACTGCCAGTGTGTTTTGATCTTGGCCATCAAATTTTCCACTCATCAAAAGTCGGCAGTGGGTGCCAGTGCGTCCAGCTGTCTTGAACTCTGCGGGTCGATATAACCGCAATGCCTTGCTGCCTGTTGATCAGCAGCATCTTGCCGCCTACAGGCGTGTCTTTGTCAATGGGTAGCCACTTGATGGCGGGTGCGACTACTGCTGCACGATCGGTGGTGAGTTTGTACCCGGTCATCAAAGCACCCCTAATTCTGCTAGTGCAGCTTTCAATCCTAAAGCCGCCTCTTTCTGCCAGCACATATCGCCGCACGAATCGTCAAGCGCATCAGTAGCATCTTTGGCCGCTGCAAATAGCTTCGTTAGCGCTGCTTCTGGTGGGTGGGTGTAGAGAAGAATATGATCTTCTGGATTCCCGCAGAAGTTATCTTCGGACGGCCACGGGTATAAGTGGCCGTGACAAATAAAGTATGCAGGCTCCTGTTTTTCAGCCTGCTCGATGGCTTGGTGCAACTCTTTAATCTCTTGCTGCATCGCTTGATCTCCTGTGTTTTGAACTCGTGTGTTCCACACTTCAATCGCATCAGCTTGGGCTTGTTGCATCCACTCATCTTTTGTGCCTTGACCTATTGTCTGCACCCTTGTCTCGCCACAAGTCGCACCACAGCCGCCGCACTCAGCAGTAAGCCATCGAAAGGTCGTTCCTTCGTGGAAATCAAGTCCGACATAGCCACAGAATGGGCACGGCTTAATCATTTTCAGCCTCCATTGCTTTGTCGATTGCCGCATCAATTTCTTGCTGAGCCATTTCACAAAACAATCCGCATTGAATCTCAGGCTCTTCTTGATAATTACCAGTGCCTTCGCGCAATTCATCAAGAAATATCCTTGTCTCTCCGTCCCGTGTCATGCGTGCGCCAAGTTTTCTCGATACCTTTGCCATGCGATCAAACGCTTCAGGGAAGTCGATCCTGATCTTGTTCCAATACCCTGCGCCACTTGCCTTGCAGCAGCCAATGCAGTTGTTGTGCTGATAGCCAAGCTTGTACATAGTGGGCAACTCAATCCCGGCTTGCTGAATCATTGCCAAGCAGTCGGAATGTTCCAAGCCACGTTCCATCAGTGGGCTGATAGCGTTGATATTGTTGGCATCCAGAAAAGAATCCCAACGGTCTTGTTCTTCGGCGCAGTACCCAAAAAAATGGGTATCTGTTGGCTGTTGGAAGTCTTCGCGTACTTTCTTTTTCAGCAGCATTGTGCATGGCGCGCCTCCTACTCCAGAGATATATCCTCTCTTGCCAAACACCTCAAAAATGCTGCCGTTGTACTTTTCGTTAATCATGTTAGTGATTGGGTGCCCGAACCACTTTTCACACTCAGCGGCGAATCTGTCGTTGTCTGGGTGCTCTTCTCTGACAATGCACCGAGCGACAACAATCTCTTGCCCAGCGTATTGAGTCAAAGCCAACTTAGTAGCAACGGCACTGGCGACACCGCATGAAAACCAGCAGACGATTCTCATTTTTTTCAACTCCGTCTGTTAAGCATATTGCTCATTTGATTGCTCCCAGTGAATATGCTGTTACTCTTGCATCGCGCCCTACATCCGGCACCTTTACGCACACCAGCTCATGGCGCTTGATCATCCCAGCAAGCGCTGTGTATACGG